AAACAAGCTTTTGGAGGTCCGATATTCTATTCTAAAGAGTTTAACAAAAACTTTTATACTTTAAAAGAATTGTTTAACTTTATGAATGGGCAGGGATACTTTCATTTATCACAAAATACTTTAAGATATATATATGAATAAACCAAAAAATAACTGGTCAATTAATTATTGGCCATCCGATGAGGTCAGGGATCTACTTTGGACTGAGGGTAGAGGCAACTTCAGGAAGACAATCGATGCCGCTTTAAAACTTTATTTTAAACTCAATGGAAAGCTTCGAAACAGTAATTAACGGACAAGAGGTAACGGTGGAATATGAGTACACTTATTACTATGAAGATGATACGTGCTTCGAGGACATTAACATTACTAACGTAAACGCATACACTGAGGACGGTGCATGTGAGGTTGATTATGACTTAATTTATAAAGACATCTATGGAAAGCGCAGTTTCGAAAATCTATGAAGCTATGGAAAGGCTTGAGCCTTATCATTTTGTTGAGTTCTTAAAAGACAATAAACAAACCTTGTTAAAGTTAGAGTCGTATCTAATTCAAGAAGCATCTATTAAAGCACAAATGGAAATATTACAATCTAAAAACAACTAAATATGAAAATCATCTCAGCGAGTATCAATCTAAACAAAATCAACAAATCTAAATTAATCAAAGGTAAAGACGGTAACGAATACCTTAACATCTCAATTATCTGTAACGATTCCGAAAACGAGTGGGGTAAGGATGTGAGTATTACTGAAGGTCAAAGTGAGCAGGAGCGTAAAGATAAAGTAAAGAAAAACTTTATAGGCAACGGTAAAACAGTTTATAATTCAGACAAACAATTCTAATGAAAACAATCAACTCTAAATTATTGGAATTTCAAAACAAAGTGAATGCTATTAAAAAAGATGGTAAAAATAGTCACTTTAAATCCTCTTACGCTACGCTTAATCAAATCTTAAGCGATGTTAAACCATTACTTTCAGAACTTGGATTAGTTATTATTCAGCCTATTGACGGTTTAAATGTTAGTACGGTTATAACAGATTCCGAAACTGGGGAGTCCGTTACTTCGACCTTAAGAATACAAGATGGCTTAAATGCTCAACAAGTAGGGGCGTGCATAACTTATTATCGGAGATTTACTTTAAGTTCGCTTTTATCTTTGGAAATGGAAGATGATGATGCGAATAGTGTGGTTAGTTCAAAGAAAATTAAGCTATCCGATATCACTATGAGTAAAATGTTAGATGCTATCGAGAAAGGTCAAAAGAAACAAGTTGAACAGGCCTTAGACAAATACGAGCTATCCGATACCCAATGGAAAGTAATTCAAACCGCTTTTAAGAATAACTAATGGAGAAACTAAAGAAAATATCAATGATATCGGAAACCGATAACGTTAAAAATGAAACATTTTTTTGTGTATTCATTGAGTACGAATCCGGTGCTGAATACCGTAAATGGTTCTCGCGCCAAACAGAAGCAGAAGCGTTTTACGACTATTATTTAAAAGTTAATGTACCTAATAACCTATTAGTTAATTTAGTTAAGACTCATGACTTTTAATAATCAACTATTCCGATGCTCAACACTGGGCAAAATAATGACTAATGATAAGTCAGGTAAAAAAATGGGTGAAACCTCAAAGTCGTACCTCAAGGAGTTATTCCGAGAGGTGCGCTGGGGTGTTCGTAAGGACTTTACTAATAAGTACGTAGAAAAAGGTTTAGCAGTTGAAGATACCGCTATTCAATTTTACTCTAATGTTAAAGGTTGGTTCTATTCTAAGAATGAAGAGTTTTATTCAAATGAGTTTATATCAGGTAGTCCGGATATAGTATCCGATAAGATAATCGATATTAAAAGCTCTTGGAACGCTCACACATTCCCTTTTAAAGACGATGCCTTAAATAAAGATTACTTTGCTCAGGTACAAGGTTATATGTGGTTAACTGGCTTAAAAGAGGCTATTGTAGCTTTTGTTTTAATTGATACTCCAGTACAGTTAATCGAAGATGAAAAAAGACGTATAAGCTGGAAAATGGGCATGGTATCGGACTTAAACCCTGAGTACTTAAAAGCCTGTGAGGAAATAGAACAGAATCATATCTTTACTCATATACCTGAATCAGAAAGGGTAGTTGAATACGAAGTCCGTTACGATGAAGAGTTTATCGAAAGGCTTAAAAACAGAATTTTAGAATGTAGAACTTATTTAAACACTCTATGAAAAAACGCTCTTTAAGTACGGTTAAAAAAGAATTGGACCGTGTATTCTCTGAGTATATACGAAAGCGTGATGCAGACCTTGACGGATATATTACTTGTGTATCATGTAAAAAAAAGGTACACTGGAAGGATTCTAACTGTTGCCATTTTGTAGACCGTCAACACATGGCTACCCGTTACGATGAAACTAATTGTAATGCCGGATGTGTTCAATGTAACGCTTGGGATAAGGGATTTCACATATTTGAATATCAAAAGTTCTTAGATAAAAAGTATGGACAAGGTACATCCGAAACCCTGATGAGAATGCGCCACTTTACAATTAAATTCTCCGTTACTGAATTAGAAGAGAAAATCAAATACTATAAACAAATAAATAAAGAAATATGAAACAAACAGCAGTAGAATGGTTATTGGAAGAATTTAAAAATTTTACTACCAATGCACATTTTGATAGAAATGGTTATATAATAAAAATACATAAAGCAAATATGGTAGATTTAATTAATAAAGCTAAAGAAATGGAGAAAGAGCAGATAAAAGAAGCTGCTATAAGTCAAGGAAATATTACTGGAGAACAATACTACAACGAAACATACGGAGGTGACGAATGAATCCAAAACAATATGCTGAAGAGTATTTAATTAAAAATCCTCCTAAACAAAAACCATGTGATTCTGATGGTTACAATGAATACGATATATGGAAGGCATATCAAGCAGGTTATAACGAAGCCAAATCTACTCTATATACAGAGGAACAAGTTAGGGAAGCAATAGATATGGCAAGAAGTCAATCTGGATACGCTTCTTATGAATACAATGAAAATGAAATTATCCAATCACTTAAAAAATAAAACAATGACAAACAAAGAAAAAAAACACGAAAAATGGGGTAAAATGCTATCCAATTACAAGCATTTAGAAAACTATTGCACAATACAGGCAAGGGGTATTGACGATGATACCATTTATTTTCATCCAACATTTACCATGAGCGATGATGTTTGTATAACGTCACAATCAGACACAGGCCATAACACTGGAATGTATGCTTTAAGATTTGTAATAAAAAACGAATCTCATTTTACCGTAGATATTCATGAGGATTTATTATCTCCTATAATAATAGGATACACCACCAATAAAGAGGTGGTAATGTTAGCTCTAAAAACACTGCATAATATCAGAGTTCACATAAACAACATAAATATGTACACTTCTGAATACATTAACAATCTTTTAATTGGTAATTCTATCAACGATGTAACGCGTCAATTTATCAATGAATTGGATGCTACAAATAAGGCGGTTGAATTTTTACAAAAACAAGGAGGTAAATTATGAAAACACAAAAAAAAGATTGACTATGTTAACAAGTATTTACGTAACAAATATTTTTATCTTGATTTTTAATTGGGTAATTGGATATATACTTGATAAAAAACTTGATGAAATAAAAAAAGAAATCAAATCACTTAAACAAGGAGGTGACAAATGAATGCAAGAGAATACAAAAGCAAATTGATTGAAGAATTAATTGATTCTACAACACAAGAAGAATTAGATAGAATAAATAAAGAAATGAGCGTAGAAGTTCAAATAGAGCCTCGTTACACAATAGAGAAGTTTCATTATAAAGGGTATTCAATTTGGAAAACAGTTGGTAATCAAATTAGCCCAATGTTAATATTGAGAAAACCAAAATTTATTAGCGATGATGAATATGAAAATTTTATTAAATCATTAAAAATATTTTACGGAGGTAACAAATGAAACAAACAGCAGTAGAATGGTTGAAAAAAGAACTTGAAGCATATGGTTCATCTTCACATTTGAATTTAGATTGGGAAACATTTGATGAGTTAATTAAGCAAGCCAAAGAAATGGAGAAAGAGCAGATAGTTAATGCTTTCAAAGAAGGGCTAAGAAGTCCTTACCATCAAGACTACACAATTGTTACACAAGAAGGTCAAGAGGGTACAAAGTCAGGACAATACTACAACGAAACATACGGAGGTGAAAAATGAGAATTACAACAAAAATAAAAAGCTCTTGGTTAGAATTAACCATTGAGGATAAAGATACTACGATTTGTTATGATGTTTGGAAAAATGAATTG